AGTATTATATTTGTGATACAAACAAAAACAAACTACAATATGAAAACTATTACTTACGTTAACTCCAGAGGCATCCAACTCAAAATTAGTAAATTCGAGTCTGGTCAATTCAAACACTCTTTCAAACTTACTTTCAGTAATGTAGGTCTCCACACGATATGTCACACAATGTCCGAGCTACGTTACATACTCCTCGAAAACGGGATGACCCGAAAATGGGCAGCCAATGTAAAAGACCGATTTGACCCCCTCATAGAGGAAAACGTACTCATCAGCCGATACAGAACCCCCGGCGGATCTGAGATGGAAGTTTTCAATACGAGCAGAGGCCCATACGTAAACATGGTAAAAACAGGACTGGGGATGGGCTACATGAAACCCCAGCTTCTGGAGCATAAACTCAATCACTACGGGTTCAAACAGTTTTAATTCTTGGGACCCCAAAATAGGGGTCCCAACTTTTTTCTCATTTTTCAATCAAAAAATTTTTTACTTCAAAAAACTTTTCTTATATTTGTGATACAAACAAAAGGATAAGACAATGACAACTACAAATTACATTAACAGCAACGGTTTAGGACTTAAGGTTACCCAGCTTCCTTCGGGTACTTTCGACCTCTATTTCAGCAACGGGTTCATCTCCACCTGCTACACAGAAGAGGAGCTCCAGGACCTCATCCAACGAAAAGGCTTTCAGAAATGTTGACCACATACATGAATCCTCAGCTAACCAGATTGGACGTAGTAACTACGGAGGACGGGTATCTGTTAACCCTCAATCAGGTAATGGAATTAAAAAAGCAGAAAATAGAACACGTAGAAGCATTCATTAAGGAACATAAATTCAAGCCAACTATTATGGAGAAAATCGAATGGAGCACTCCGGCACGGCCGGCAATCAGAGAAGACTATTTCTCAAGTCTCATAGGTCCCGAGGTTGAACCGGACAAAGTGGTGGAGCTTATAAACAAAATGCAGGAGCGAGTTAACAGTCTTGACGATGAAACAGTCAGTCATATTTCTTTTGTCCTGTTGGAGATGGTCAAGGTAGTAAACGAAGCCACCGGAATGAGACAACTACTGACCAAACGAGAGGCTCTTCTCGTCTGCATGGGATTCAAAACTGGCGAAGCATACGTCTGCGGTAAGTATGGAATTAACGAATAGTAAAACATGGAAGAAAAATTCAACTGGGACCTCCCGGCAGATCCGGACCCCAAATCGGACAACTATTACAACGGAATCGTATCCAAGGAACTGAAAGACCCCAGCAATGTAGGAGAGACCCTCCTCGGGGTTATTCACAGAGAATCAGTTACCAATCAGTCGGATTTTGTAAATGAAGGGATTCAGTCTATTCTTGACCGGATGGGTATTAAAACCGACAAGCCTCTCACAAGAAAGGAGAAACTCCTGGCATTCATCGGGTTTCAAGCTGGCTCAATGTGGGAGAGGTTGATAGAATATCAAAGCCAGGCAGAGCCAACAGCTTCGGCTAACCCCATTGAGACTGTTTTGATGGGAATCCTCAAAACAAACGGAAAAAAATGCTGATTTTATCGTAGTATTTACCGCAGAAGTATTATATTTGTAGTGTAAACAAAAAAACCTACATAACTATGAAAAAGATTGAAAAATACGTAGTATTCAAGTATGAAGACGAGTTCGGATTCCACTACATGGAAATGGACAAGCTTCCCGGGGAGGGACCTACATATATGGAACCCGTCTCATTCGAGAAGAAGATCAACCCCAACTGTACTCCGGGGGCTATCACCCACCAGCCGTTTTCAGAGGACGGCAAATCGGCTTGTGTGCTCAGCTCCAAATTCGTCCCCGTGGCGGGTTGGTGGACCGATAAAGCAGACGTCCGGGAATGGCAGGAACGAACCCGGGTTTACAGAGCCATCAAGGAGCTGAAGAAGAAAGGAGAAGACCTCAAGCTCGAGAAAGCCATTGAGCCTCTACGAGAAGTATATTCCCGGATTAACCCCAGCAGGAGGAGCATGTTTATTGCTCAGGTGGTCTATCTCCTCACCAAGTAAACATTTTTCATTAAAAAGATTGAAAATATTTCAATATCCGGGGAAAATTGATTATATTTGGGATAAACAACATGGACAACACAATGACTATCAATCTCAGAGAATTAATTGAACAGAGAGGTCTCCGACTTCAAGAAGTGGCAGAAATCCTGTTCCCCGATAACAGATTCCCCCGAGCAGCTCTCAATCGGGTTCTCAATGGAAAAACTCTGTTGAATTCGGAGCAAGTCTCCCGATTAGCAGCTTGGCTTGGGGTATCAGTCGACAATCTCTACAAAGGAGCATGGAGCTCCGAGTTAAAAGGAGAGACGTGTATCTTGACAAACGGGAACTACCGAGCAGAGTTACAGATCAAGTCCGGGGAGACAAAAGTATTCCACCTCGGGTCCCTGTTTCACGAAACTGTTCTCCATGACCCGGCCATCCCCCTCAGCAAGTACATTGAACTCCTGAACACCATAATCAAAAATCATCAAGCCAATGAAAATCGAAATTAAGTTCGAGGCAAACCTCGAAGAAACTCAGGATCTCGAAATGGTCCGCAAAATTTGCCAAGTTATCGGAGCAAATCCTGTGACAGTCAAGACGACTGACATCAAGAAACCAGCTCCTGCACAGGACACGAAGAAGCCAGCACCGGCTCCGGCTCCAGCCCCCAAAAAGACGGAGGAGCCCGAACCCATGCCGATGGATGCGAACTCCTCTTTGGGTTCCGACCCCGCTGTCTCCATTCAGGACATCCGGACTCTCCTGGCAAGTAAGGTGGACAATCACCGCGAAGCCATCCGGGCAAAGCTTACTGAGCTGGGGGCAAGGAATGTGACGGGACTGGATGCCCGAAACTATGACGCGTTCTACGAATTCCTCAAAGATCTTGCATAATGGGAGCCCCGGATCATTCATCTCGTAAGCACGCCATGCTTTCGGCATCAAAGGCAGATCGGTGGATCAACTGCACCCCCAGTGCCAGACTGGAGGAAAAAGTTGAAGAAACCGGCAAGCCTTCAAAGTATGCTGAAGAGGGTACTCTGGCTCACGAGATGGCAGAATGTTACCTCCGAGCGAGGTTCCGCATAACGCCTGTTGACGTTACGTCTGCTGAACTCCGGAAGCTGAAGAAGAGTGACCTCTACACTGAAGCCATGGATGAGCCCGTAATGGCTTATTGCCAGTACGTAACGGACCAATATACGGAAGCTCTGCGGAAAACCAAAGACGCACTCATTCTTCTGGAGGAGCGACTGGATTTCTCGGCTTGGGTCGAACAAGGATTCGGCACTGGAGACGCTTGTATTATCGCTGACGGGGTCATGGAGATCATAGACCTCAAGTTTGGCACTGGCGTTCCGGTTTTCGCTGAGAACAACGCTCAGTTGATGTTGTATGCTCTCGGGGCTTTGTCCAAATTCGAGATGGTCTACGACATCAACATGGTGAAGTTGACTATCGTCCAGCCCCGACAGGAGCGGATCTCGTCATGGGATATTACCCCCGAAGATCTCTACAAATGGGGTGAGGAAGTAGTGAAGCCCAAAGCAGCTCTCGCTTACTCCGGAGATGGTGAACTCCAAGTCGGACACTGGTGCAGGTGGTGCAGAGTCAAAGCTTTGTGCCGCAAAATGGCAGATCACAATCTCGGCTTGGCCAAACACGAGTTCAAAGAACCTGAACTCCTGACCACTGAGGAGCTCGCTCAGATTTTTGAGCAAGCCCCCATGCTTCAAGATTGGGTAAATGCTGTATCTGAGCACCTACTCTCCAAAGCCATCTCGGGCGAGAAGGTACCGGGATATAAGGTAGTCGAAGGAAGGTCAATGCGAAAATGGATTGACGAGAATGCAGTCCAAGAAGTTCTTACCGCATGCGACTACACCCCGGATCAGTTCCAAGTTGTCAAACTGGCCGGAATCCCGGCAATCGAGAAGCTCCTCAAAAAGGACTTCGATTCACTGGTCGGGGACCTCGTCATCAAAGCTCCTGGCAAACCCACTCTCGTCCCCGAGTCTGACAAGCGTCCGGCAATGGGAATTGAACAAGCAAAACTCGATTTTTCTAATAACTAAACTTCACAACTATGAGTGCAACAACCAAAGTAGTAACCGGCAAAGTTCGGTTCAGTTACGCCAACGTATGGGAACCCCGGGCAATGGAGGGTTCCGACCGAGCAAAATACTCGGTGTCCATCCTCATCCCGAAGACTGACTCGGCAACTCTGTCTCGGGTCAAGGAGGCCATCGACACGGCTCTCAAAGAAGGCATCGCCAAATTGGGCGGCAAGATTCCCCCGACGTGGAAGAACCCCCTCCGTGACGGGGACACCGAAAGACCGGACAACCCGGAGTATGCTGGGTGCATGTTCGTCAATGCCAACTCGGACAATCGTCCTGGCATCGTGGACGCCAACCTCAACCCCATCATCGAAAAAGAGGACTTCTACTCCGGATGCTATGGCCGGGCGTCGATCAATTTCTACGTCTTCAACACGAATGGCAACAAAGGCGTTGCTTGCGGGCTGAACAACCTCCAGAAGTTGGCTGACGGAGAACGTCTCTCCGGGGGTTCTTCGGCAGAAGAAGACTTCGGCCAGAATCCGTGGGAAGACGACCTCATGTAGGTTGGTATGCTGGGTCTTATTCGGGATTAGGGGTTCGAATCCCCGCCCAGCAACAAATTTAACAATAATTAACATGCCGAGACGCTTATATTTCGATACAGAAACATATAGCCCGGAGGACATTAAATCCACGGGCGCCTATAAATACATAGAATCGGGGGGCTTCCAACTCCTTATAGTGTCTTTCGCCTTTGACACCTCTCCCGTTCAGGTGATTGATCTGGCCAAAGGAGAGGAGCTCCCCGATTATTTCGTTTCTGCTTTAACTGACCCGGAGATCGAGAAATGGGCGCATAACGCCGTATTTGAGAGACTCGTATTTAAGCGCATAGGACTACCTATACCAGCTGATCAATTGTATTGCTCAATGACCAAAGCAGCCTATTGCGGACTGCCTTTGGCTCTGGATGAACTCTCCAAAGCGTTAGTCCTCGGGGAGCACGGGAAGAAGTCAACAGGTAAAGCGTTGATCCGGTTTTTCTGCTCCCCGTGCAAGCCAACTAAGTCCAACGGAATGCGGACCAGAAACATGCCAGACGACGACCCCGACAAGTGGGACGAGTTCAAGGTGTATGCTGAGTATGACGTTATTGCCGAACGCGAGATAGTGGAACAGCTGGACCAATTCCCATTCCCGGAGTTCGAACGCAGGAACTACCTCGTAGACCAGACCATTAATGACCGGGGCATCTTGATTGATCTCGACATGGCCGGAAACGCCATCTCTTTTGATGAGGTATACACGGAGGAGATGACCGACCGGATGAAGGAGCTAACCGGGCTGGACAATCCTAACAGTTTAGCTCAGCTCAAGACGTGGCTCAAAACCAACTTCGGACTCGAGTTCCCAGCACTTGGCAAACCTGAGATTCTGGAATATTTGAAAAACACCCCCGATGCTCCCGACTTGGTCAAAGAGGTTCTCGGGGGCCGACTTGCCTTGTCAAAGACTTCTACTAAGAAGTATATTGCTATGCTCAATTGCGCTGCCAAAGACCAGAGAGCTCATGGACTATTCCAGTTTTATGGAGCCAACAGAACGGGGCGTTGGTCGAGTCGAATGATTCAGCTCCAGAATCTTCCCCAGAATCACATGAAGGATTTGGACCTCGCCAGAAGCATGGTAGAGAAAGGAGACTACGACCTTATCGAGATGTGTTACGGCAATATCCCGAATGTCCTTTCGGAGCTCATCCGGACAGCATTCATAGCCCCGGAGGGAAAAATGTTTGCAGTAGCCGACTTTAGTGCTATTGAGGCCCGAGTCCTGTCCTGGTTAGCTCAGGAGAAATGGCGACTCGACGTCTTCAACACTCATGGCAAGATATATGAGGCATCAGCATCACTCATGTTTGGGGTCCCGATTGAGCAGGTTACTAAAGGATCGGACCTCAGACAACGGGGTAAGACGGCAGAATTGGCACTCGGATATGAAGGATCGGTCAACGCAATGGAGAAAATGGACAAGGAGAAGAAGCTGTCCAAAAAAGAAATGTACTCCATCGTAGCTCTTTGGCGTCGAGCCAATCCTAAAATTGTTGAGTTTTGGGCGGAGGTGAACGAGAAGGCCATTGAGTGCGTTCAGACCAGAAAAACCAAGAAGGTAAGTTGTCTCGTCTTTGAACATGACGGGACCAACTTGACGATAGCTCTCCCAGCTGGGAGGAAATTATACTACAGAAACCCCCGGGTGAGACCCAACAGGTTCGGGCAGACCGGCATTGTCTATGATGGCATGGTTCAGTCAGTAGGATGGACCGAGGTAGAGACATACGGGGGTAAACTGGTGGAGAACATAGTCCAGGCAATCTCCCGGGATCTTCTCGCAGAAGCAATGTACAGACTAAGCATTATGAAAGACTTCGAAATAGTAATGCACGTCCATGATGAAGTCATTGCAGAGGTAGACGAAGACCGAGCCGGGGATTGTCTGGAAACTATGTGTAGAGTTATGGGGGAGGATCTTCCTTGGCTGAATTGCTTGCCAATGGGATTGCCTCTCAAAGCAGACGGATACGTTACTGAATTTTATAAGAAAGACTAATGACATACGACGGGGAACTTGATATTGCAATCGGTCTGAGCGCAAGATCAAAAGTATGGAGCAACAAGAAACTGAAATGGTCTGAATTGGTCAGTCGACTCGGGGAGGAGAACAAAACCACTGAAACATTCAAGGAATTTGTTTCTGCAAGCAAGGAGGACCAACTCAAAATAAAGGACGTAGGTGGATACGTCGGGGGTTATCTGAGAGGAGGCAAAAGAAGCCCGGCCAATGTGGTCCACAGACAGTTGATGACACTCGACTTGGACTTTGCCCACAAAGACCTCTGGGATGACTTCACTCTCCAGTTTGACAATGCAGCTGTTCTGCACGGGACTCACAAACACTCGGATGTGTCTCCCCGGTACAGACTAATAATGCCACTGAGTAGAGAGGTCACGGCTGATGAGTATGTTGCCATAAGCCGAAAAATTGCCGGAATAATCGGCATAGATCTTTTCGACAATTCAACCTTCGAGACTAACAGACTCATGTTCTGGCCTTCTACGCCGAAGGACATGGACTACTACTTTAAAGTTCAGGACGGCCCATGGATTGATGCTGATGAGATACTTAGCTCCTATGCTGACTGGAGGGACTCATCACTTTGGCCAACAGCTTCATCCCGTTTTGAAGCTGTAGATCGAGCTGTCAAGAAGCAGGAGGACCCAACAGTAAAGAGGGGGCTCATTGGAGCGTTCTGTAGGACTTACTCCATCCCAGAAGCAATAGAGACCTTTCTCCCCGACACATATGTCCCGTCAGCATTGGAGGATCGATACACTTACACAAAAGGCAGTGCCTCAGCTGGTCTGATAGTGTATGAGGACAAGTTCGCCTATTCCCATCACGGAACTGACCCGTGTGGGGGTAAACTTTGCAATGCATTTGACTTGGTCCGCATACACAAATTCGGTCACCTTGACGACAAGGTCAAGGATCCGTCGTCGAAGTTGCCGAGTGTGTCAGCAATGGAGGAGTTCGTACGTAATGACCCAGATACTAAGACCACCATTGCCAACGACCACATCAACAGTGCCAAGTACGAGTTTGCCGACACGGAGCATGACCGGACCCAGGAGGAAGTAGTCGAAAAGGAGGTTGACCCGGAAGCTGAGAGTGTGGAGTGGATGAAGGAGTTGGAGGTTGACATCCGGGGAGCATATCTCTCGTCAGACGCCAATCTCAACCTCATATTTGCAAACGACCCCCGGTTCAAAAGACTGTTCAGACAGAACGATTTTGACGGGAAGAGGTACGTTTTCGGGAATCTCCCGTGGCGTCGGGTTGTTAAGCCGGAGCCGGTCAAGAACGTAGACTACTCCGGGGTCCGGAACTATTTGGGTTGCGTATACGGCATAACGTCCTCGCTCAAAATAGATGATGCCATGGCTCTGGAGTTTGAAAGAAACCATTTCCACCCAATTCTGGACTACCTCAATGGTCTCAAATGGGACGGGGCCCAACGGGTAGACAAACTCCTGATCGACTACATGGGAGCTGAAGACAACATTTACTCCCGAGAAGCCATACGCAAGATGCTGGTTGGAGCAGTTGCTCGAGTTATGAATCCGGGAGTCAAATTCGACCTTGTGCTAATGCTCGTAGGACCCCAAGGATCCGGCAAAAGTACGTTTATCAAAAAATTGGGAAAATCCTGGTTTAGTGACACATTTCTGACAGTACAAGGAAAAGAGGCTCTCGAGCAGATTCAGGGGGCATGGCTTATCGAAATAGCTGAGCTTTCCGGACTTCGCAAAGCGGAGGTTGAGTCAGTGAAGCATTTCATATCTAAGTCCGAAGACTCATTCCGACCAGCGTATGCCAGAACTTCTGAGATATATCCCCGGCAATGCGTCTTTTTCGGCACCACCAACGACAGCGAATTCCTGAGAGACCCCACTGGCAACAGACGCTTCATGCCAGTGGACGTGGTCCCCAACAATGCCAAAAAAGACGTATTCATGGAACTGGACGACGAGATAGACCAGATATGGGCTGAGGCAGTTGTACTGTACCGGTCCAAGGAAAAACTCTATTTGAGCCATGAAGCAGAAAAAATAGCCAAAAACGAGCAAAGCTCGCACAGCGAGTCGGATGAACGGAAAGGCATCATCGAGGCGTACTTAGAACGTCAACTCCCGGACAACTGGGACTCAATGGACCTCTACCAGAGAAGAGACTTCCTGGTCGATGAGTTAAACCCCAAAGGGACCACCTCTCGAGACTACGTGTGTGTTGCTGAGATATGGTGCGAATGTCTTGGGCGGAACAGAGAGGACATGGACCGGTATAAGACCCGAGAAATCAATGACTTGTTGAAGAGCATGCCTGAATGGGAGCCATGCAAGTCTACTAAAAATTTCCCCATTTATGGAAAGCAAAAATATTACGTGCGAAAACTCGATTGAGAAACGGCTCGTCACTGAGGTGGAGAGAGTTGGTGGCTGGTGTTTGAAACTCCCCGCAATTCACAATGCTGGCCTCCCTGACCGGCTCTGTCTGTTCCCCGGTGGCGAAGTCGTTTTCGTTGAGTTGAAAGCATTCGGCAAAAAGCCCAGAAAAATACAGACATTAATGCACCAGAAACTGAAAGCAATGGGCTTTCGAGTCGAGGTGATAGACACGACCATAGGTTGTAAAATGTTAGCATTGGAATATGACCGAAAATGATCTCCATCAATACCAGCTACAAGCTGTTGACCACATAATAAGCCACACGCACTGTGCTCTGTTCCTGGACATGGGATTGGGTAAAACAGTGTCTACTTTGACAGCCATCAACGAGCTCATGTTTAAAGAGGTCGAGGTCCGACGAGTATTAGTCATAGCTCCCAAAAGAGTAGCCGAATCAGTCTGGACACAGGAGGTCGAGAAATGGGACCATTTGAAGCACATTAAAGTGTCTCGCATCATTGGAACAGAACGTCAACGTCGTGAGGCTCTCGCCAAGAAGGCAGACATATACACTATCGGGAGAGACAACGTGGCTTGGCTATGCGGGCTCTACGGGGGATCTTGTTTACCATTCGACATGGTGGTCATCGACGAGCTCAGCAGTTTCAAGAATCCCAAGTCAATCCGATTCAAAGCTCTTAAGCACGTTCAGGCTTCACTCTCCCGAGTAGTAGGTTTGACTGGTACCCCGGCACCAAACGGTCTTATGGACCTTTGGGCCCAAATGTACCTCCTGGACCGGGGAGAGCGCTTGGGCAAATACATATCCCACTATCGTGACAACTACTTTAAGCCAGGACGTAGAAACGGGCATATTGTATATTCGTACGACATATCCAAAGAGAATCAGGAGCGGATATATTCAAAGATAGGTGACATCTGCATGAGCATGAAAGCTAAGGACTACCTCGATCTACCCGAGCGCATCGACAACATAGTCGAGATCCAGATGCCCCCAGAAATCCAAAAAGCTTATGACTCCTTCGAGGAGGAACAAGTTCTCAGCATGATTGATCAGCTCGGGGACGCTGTAGAGATACCAGCTGTAAATGCAGCGGCTTTGTCCACGAAACTCCTCCAGTTTGCCAATGGAGCAGTGTATGATGAACAGAGAGTGGCTCATGAGGTGCACACATTGAAGATTGAAGCCACGAAGGAACTCATTGAGGACGCCGGGGGACAGTCAGTCCTCATAGGTTGGACCTTCCAGCATGACAGAGACCGGCTCATGAAGGCTCTCGCCAAGTATAAGCCCCGGGAACTCAAAACGGAGAAGGACATCGTTGACTGGAATGCTGGCAGAATCCAGGTTCTTTTGATGCACCCGGCTTCAGGGGGTCATGGGCTCAACCTCCAAGCCGGAGGACACCGCATCATCTGGTTTGGGCAGACCTATTCTCTCGAGCTGGAACAACAGTTCAATGCTCGGCTTGATCGACAAGGACAAAAGGAGGTCGTGATAGTCAATAAACTGGTGTGCTCGAAGACAGTGGACCAGGACGTCATAAGAGCCCAGAAAGCGAAGACCCGGGGACAGGATGCTCTCATGGAAGCTGTAAAAGCGAGGGTCGAAAAATATCTGAAAAAATATCGCAAAACATCGTAGTATTTGTAGCAGAAGTATTATATTTGTGATACAAACAAAACGATAACACTATGAACTACGAAAACAAACACCGAATCGAAAGTCTGGCAAAAGCCGCTTGTCCCAACAACAAAAAGGTCTCGGTCATATTCCGAAGCAAAGAGAACAAGTTATCCGACCGTCCTAATGCTTTCATAGTAACTGTCGGGAAGAAGGGCTACACCTCAGTTAGACAGTCGAACTACTGGGCAGTAGACACAGTCAACTCATGCAAAGACTACTCCGACCAGGAGCTCGCCCAGATATTGAACACGATAACCAAAGACCTCGGGTCCCTCCGATTCTTCGGCGATCGGGATGCTAAATACGTAAATTACAAAGGTGAAAAAGTAGAGGTTTAGCCTCTACTTTTTCCCCGTTTTATCGTAGGAATAAGAATATTTTTCGTATATTTGTAGTACAAACAAAAGGACAATGAAACGATATTACTACGAATTAATGGACGAGGATTACAATAGCTACGAAGCAGCTATCCCCGACGGAAGAATCAAAGTCAGAGCCATTGCTCAAGCAAAGCGAGCAATGAGGGACTTGGGGATCAGAAGGGCTCTACTGGCAGTCAATAGCATGAGAACCTCCAACATATTGGACATAATCACAGTCGAATTGGATTGAAATAATTTCAATTTTTCTGGTGAAAAATTTTTTTAATTGGACATTTTTTCTTACTTTTACGCTACACTTAACAACTAAACACTATGGAAGAGATTATCAAAAAGTACAAGAGCTACAGCTCGAAAGTTCTTCAGAAGTTGGCCAAGATCAAGACCGGTGACGAGCTTGACGCCATCCAGTCCATCCTCGCATCGAGAGGAGCATCCCAGGAGCATCCGGCAGAGGAGGGCGCTGTCTACAACGCCACTGAGACCGAAGAGTACAAAGCCGAGAACGGCATCAAGGAGAACGACGAGGTCGCCGAGGAGAAGCCGAAGAAGGCTCGCAAGGCAAAGACCCCGAAGGAGCCCAAGGAACCCCGTCCGCTGAAGAAGGAGGTATCGGCTGAGGAGGCTCAAGCCAATCTCGAGAAGGCCAAAGCCAACATCGGCCGCTTCTGCAAGTTCATCTGCACGAAGACCAAGGAGCAGACCGACGGCATCATCATCGGAGTTCGTCTCGATCCCCGTAACAACTTCATCCAGTACCGCATCAAGACCAACGACGGTCACGTCTGGGGCAAGGGCATCGACTCGAAGGACCTGGAGCTCGGCGAGATGGCACCGGTTCCCGAGGAGAAACCGAAGCGCGGCCGGAAGAAGGCTGACAAGGCAGCTCCCGAAGCAGCTCCCGAAGCAGCTCCCGAAGCAGAACAGAACGAGCCGGAGAACGCACCGGCTGAGGAGTAAGTCAGAACTCCTCGCCAAGTGGAGCCGTCACTCCACTTGGCACCCCGGAGTGGTACAGGAGGGTTCGAGTCCCTCCCCGGAGTCTAACCTATATACTAAAAATCATGAGTAACATACTTAAACACGCTGACCAAATCATCAATGAGCGGTCGGAGGAGAAGGAGAGACAATACGGACCATTCATGGAATGCAACCAGAAGGCCGCAGAGATCGCCTCGGTCATTACCGGTAAGCCCCTGACCGCTCTTGACGTGTCTTGGGTCCAAGTGGCAGTGAAAATGGCACGTGAATCCAATGCACACAAGGAGGACAATCTCCTTGATATGGTAGCCACAATCGGGGCCATCAACAACGAACTCGAGGACCCCAAGCCGTTAAAAGCTCCGGGGGTAGTACCTACGTACTTCTCAACCATTTCGGAGGCTGTAGACTTCATCCGGATCAGTCCCATCGAGGTGCACGAGATCAAACATGTTCTCACCGAAGAAGGACGCCGAATAGCCGTATACTACTCCCACAAAAACGATCCGGAACAGTACGATCCATTCTCAAACATCAAGCCATGAATACACAAGACTTTAAACCATTCATTAAGAGCTGGAAGGAGATCTATGCTCTACAGGGGGAGCTCCAGCTCATGTACAGACCCTATTTCAAAGAACGCATCGCGAACTTTGACATCAACACTTTGGAGGATCAGGAGCTTTTTAAAAAACTCTGTTGGCAGATCGTTGAGGAGCTCGCTGAGGCAAAGGAGGCTGCTGAAGAGGATCCCGATGGCGAGCACTTTGAGGAAGAGCTGATTGACGCATTCAATTTCATGTTGGAGCTTTACCATCTTTATGGCATGACTCCTACTTTCGATTGGACGCTTCCCAAATGGGTCAAATTTCTAGAAGACGACTTCTGGGAGGCGGACATGCTCGCCTTGATCGGAGCCATCGGAATGACAGCAAACTGTCTCAAGAATCGGGAGTGGCGTCAGTCTCAGTACATGGTAGACCTCGTGGTTTTCGAGGACCGGCTCAAATCGATATGGAATGACTTCGTCATAATGTTCGGAAATTTGGGTCTCTCCGAGACTCGAGTCAAAGAGCTCTGGTCGCTGAAGTTCCAAGTAAATATGTTTCGCATTAAATCCAAATACTGACATGGGAAGAATATTCAAAGACTGTTTCGAAATGATCCGGGAGATGGATCGGGAGCTCAAGGTTTCCGGCATCACGGTCCCGGTCAACCATTACCAAAACCAGGAGCTCAGCGGGGACGACAGACTCACCAAGGAGCTCATCGGAGTTGGCTTCGTAATCTCGAAGCCGTATCTCGGCAAACGCGAGATGCTCGACTTCATGTTCAAGGACGAGGCTGAGCTAATCGAGAAGTATTGCCGAGCAGAACTCTCCGATCGACTTGATCGGAGTGGTGTCAACCCCGGTAAAAGCTGGGAGATCCGCCGGGACTTGTGGCAGAAGTTGGTGAGCAAGACTCGGCAGGAGGGTCGCTTCGACTACACCTATTCAGAGCGTCTGCACATTTTTCACAAGGGACCCGAAATACACCAGTTGGACAATGTCATCATGACTCTCCGGGACGACCCGCACTCCAGACGAGCAATGGTCATGATCTTCGAGCCGGAGGACACCCGGGCAACAGCCGGGGCTTTGACCCGAGTACCTTGCTCCGTCAGCTACCAGTTCCTCATCCGGAATAACCGGCTCCACGTGATATATTACATTCGGAGCAATGACTTCTTCAAACACTTCGCAATTGACATCTGGTTGACGGAGGCCATGATGGACTACGTGTTCAACATCCTCACAGCCACCTATCCCTCTCTCAAGAAGGGATCTCTGCATTACTTCGCTGGGTCCCTTCATGCATACAACGAAGACCTCTCCAAATGGGTAATATATTAAGCTGTGACTATAGAAGATGCAAGAGCTAATGCTCATCTGTACTATGATGACTGCATATTCTGCCCGGGATGCTCGGGATTCTTGACAGGACCCCACATGAATAGCAAGTGCTACCTCGACTGGATCGAGAAGAAGGCACAACAGATCCTCGAAAATTCGAAGAAAAGACATGTCAGGAGGAAGTGAGGAGCCCATCATCATTGGGCTGGCAATAGCAGTAATAATCGGAATAGGGATCGTTTGTCTCATGGACGCTCTCAAAAACAAACTCAAGTGATATGTGCGGAATAAGTATAGCAAGAAGGGCTAACGCCATTGACCAGATCAAGCATCGGGGCATTGAGTTCACCCAGATTGCCGAAGGAGAATGGTTCCTCGGTCATGTCCGTTTGCCCATTCAGACTGAACCAGGCGATGGTCTGGCTCAGCCTATAGAGTTAGCCGGAAACAATGGGTGGCTCCTTTATGTCGGGGAAATTTACAACTATCCTACGAGGTATTCCAGTGACGTCGAGTATCTTCGCGACTTGTTCGGAGCTCAGGTTCCGGGGATCAACTGTCTCGAAGACATAATCTATGAAGCCAACAAATGGGATGGCATGTGGGCAATATGCTGGTACCGGAAGGGCCAGATAATTGCTTTCACGGACCCACTTGGCAAGAAACAGCTCTACTACAACCAATTCGGGGAAATCTGCTCGGAGATAACCCCGTTAGTGTCGGACTTCCGAGACTTCGACCGGTACTATCAGTCGGAAGTGTTCAAATGGGGCTACAACTGGGATGACAGAACTCCATGGAACAATGTTAAGCGCATTATGCCGAACACGGTCTACTCCTTCGACGACATGAAGGTGAAGCTCACCATTGTCCGGAGGGACTACTACAGATGGGGGATCGGGGAGCGGAGCCATTTAGCCAAATCCGAGTTCGCCGAAGTCCTCCGAGGTTTGATGGAGAGGTCCGTAAAACGCCGGGCAATGTACTCTAAGATCCCGGTCGGGGCTTTGGTTTCAGGAGGACTGGATTCGTCCATAATTGCCTCTATTCTTCATCGAATGGGCCTGGGGGTTAATCTCTATATGGTGGAGAATAATGAATCAAAATTTGGCATGCTATTGTCCGAATTTTTAGGGGTTTCTATCACCTCTCTTGGCCCTATCCCCGATGATGATTGCCTGGAGAGGTGTCTCCGCTACAACGAGACCCCCATCGACTTGGGCTCCATGATCCCCCAGTTCCGACTCATGGAGAAGGTCAAGGAGAAGGTCATCCTGACCGGGGATGGAGCTGACGAACTCTTCGGAGGCTATCGCCGAGTTGATGACTATGACTCCCAGCTCTCAGACGTGTTCCAGGAGCTTCCGTTCTACCACATGCCTCGGCTTGACCGGGCTTCCATGAGGAGCACAGTTGAACTCCGGTCACCATTCCTGGGACATGACGTTGTCAGGTTCGCTCTCCGTTTGCCCCGGGAGGACAGAACTCACAAGCGCATTCTCAAAGATGCTTTCAGCGACGTCCTGCCTCAGGAGATTCTCGACCGACCCAAAGAGCCTCTCAAGTGCCAAAGTATACGGCAGGACCCGACGGCGTACCGCAAGAAGTGTCACGAAATATTCTACAACTTATGGCAATAGCTATCGGGTATTACAGGGTATGGTTTAAAGAAGATGACACCAATACGGAGGCTCAGTGGTTCAAAATGACGCTCCGTAAGGGGTCTGTTAGACCTTCCATACGTTCCATAAATCGGGAAGAGGCTTTGTGGTGGATCAAGTCCCGAAAAATGAAAGACGTCACCCCCGGAAATCCCGCGGGCAAGATATTCGAATCGGATGGTCAACCGTTCAAGAAGGCATTCCAGGAGCTGCCTCTTCACACTCGGTATAATTTCATAGAAGGAGCATCACTCTCATCAGGTACAACACACCGAGCTCGTCTCGAAAAATATTTTAAAAAATGAAAATCGTAAAAGTAAGAAACGTCAAGACCCCGACCAGAGGAACGGGTCTGTCCGCCGGGCTGGACTTCTACATCCCGGAAGACTTCGAAGCCAAACAGATCTGGCCGGGCGAAAGTATCAACATTCCGTCGGGTATTCGAGCTCGAATACCCCGGGGGTGTGCCCTCATCATGTTCAACAAGAGCGGTATTGCCACCAAGCACCAGCTCCAGGTCGGAGCCTGCGTGGTTGACGAAGACTACCAAGGAGAAATCCATCTGCACGTCATGAACGTCGGCAAGGAGATCGTCATCCTCAAGCCGGGGATGAAACTGGTTCAGGGTTTGGTGATGCCGGTCTTATACGTCGGGGTGGAAGTTCTCGAGTCGGAGGACGAGCTTTTCCCGCAATCGACTGAGAGAGGAGTGGGGGGCTTTGGGTCCACGGGGGAATAGGACCCCTGGCCCCAAAAGTTGATGGTTTTATTGTTTCTTTGTTTACAATTTTTCCATGGCCCCGGCCCCAAAAGTTGGTCAAACCATTGTTTCATTGTTTACAAATCAGGGGGACCCCTGGCCCCAAAAGTTGATAAAACCATTGTTCCATTGTTTATTGGCAAAAATCTCGACAGCCCCTCCCCTAAAATCCGGGGGACCCCTATTGTTTATTGTTTATCATTCCAATGGAAAGAATCCCAAATCATTGATAATCAATCACTTAAATTAAAACAGCAGTAAACAATGAGAAACAATAATAAACAATCATTGTTTCTCGATAATCGATTGAATATCAATGATTTAGGCCCTTGTAAACAATGTAAACAATAATTTAGGAGGAAAACCTGAATAGGGAATATGAGGAAAATTATGACCAATTTAGGAAATGAAAAATCACAAAATAGAGTGCACAGAAACATTGTTTACATTGTTTCTCGGGAGGAGAATTGGGGACCTAATCAATTGAATATCAATCACTTAGGTGAGAAACAATAAGAAATTTTATTGTTTACTACTGGTCAAATATTGTTTATTATGGAAAAAACTGAGAAATTGGGGCTACCCCCAACTGGGAAACTTGGAGTGTTCCGGCGATGGCTGGGGATCTATTCAAAAGAGGAGCGGGAGGTCCTGGACTACGCCCGCAAATTGAAAAAGACCACCATGCAAATAGCACGGGGTCAGCTGACTCTGTTATCCCGCCCGGAATGGATGCGGCACGAGGACTGGGTTGAGGTCCGCAAACTACAAAACAAATTAGAAAGGAGGCGTAGAAAATGATTGCAATTTACCTGTTGGCCATCATCGGCCTGTTCGCTGTTATCGGCGGGATCCGCCAATGGTGGATCAGTCCCAAACGGAAATTGAGCCGATCCATCAAGCAGATGGAGAGAGCGGAGAGACGGATCCAAAAGTTCAAAAAGAAGTCGTAGGCGAGTAGAATTGGTCCAATAGAATTGGTCCAGTAGAATTGGTCCAGTAGAATTGGTCCAGTAGAACTGATCCAGTAGAATTGGTCCAGTAGAATTGGTCCAGTAGAATTGGTGCCAAATTGGTCCAGTAGAATTGGTGCCAAATTGGGCCTTCTCTCGACCCACAAATACTGGACGGCACTCGCGCATACGAAACTAAAAATTTTCAAGAATGAAAGCAAAACACTTTAAGCAGCTCGGGAAAAACTGGGCTTTGTACTCGGAGATTAATACCAAGTACTGTAATTGGACCCCCTCCATCGCCACGGTCCACGAAGGTATGATTTGGCCGAATGGCATTTCGGTCAAGTTTCTGTGGTTCGGCGTGACCCTCATTCGCGTAAGCGAATAAATTAAAGATCCCCGGGGCCAAACGCTCCGGGGATTGTTGTGCAGAAATAAATTTTTAATTTGTATAAGGTTTGATTATATTTGAGGCATGGCACGAAGTACATATAAAATGAGTCCGCTCGCCTATATGGAGGAGGGACAGAAAAGGCGAGACGCCGGGGAATTTGTAAAGCCCACCGATGCGGAGGAGCTTTATTTTGCATTCATCGAGTACTGCAAATTCATGCAGGATAACTATTTCTCCCAGTCTCACAAGAATAAGAATGGCGAAGACTGTAGCGTATACATTTCCCGCCCGATGACCATCGAATCATTTAGGCTGTTTGCTGGCATCAATCCTGTTGAGTACGAGGAGCTCACGGGAGACCCGGTAGCAGCTGCAATTGGTGGTACCATCGAGGATGCCATCAACTCCCAGCAGATTGAGGGAGCACTGGTTGGTAAGTACGCTGCCAGCCTTATCCAGGTACTTCAAGGACGCAAGACCAATGTCAACCTGACGGGAGGCATTACTCTCGAACAGATAACAGGAATGGAGGTAAAATAAAATGGGACGCCGGCTTCAATTTGACACCAAAGGCAACGAGAAGCAGAAGGAAGTGGCTCGGTTATGGCTTGATGACTCGGTCACTGACATTCTGTATGCTGGCACGAAAGGTGCTGGCAAATCGTACCTCGGGTGTTCCTTGATAGCCGGCGATGCCCTCACCTACCCGGAGACCTTTTATTTTATTGCGCGTAAGACGGCTGCCGACCTGGTCCGGTACACTATTCCCTCCATCTACGAGGTATTTGCCCACTGGGGCATCACGGAGAACTACTACCACTTTAATGGCCAATACAACTTCTTCGAGTTGTACAACAAAAGCCGCATATACCTGATCGACGCCAAGTATAACCCCAGTGATCCCATGTACGAGAGGTTCGGCTCCATGCAGATGACTCGGGGATGGATCGAAGAGGGTGGCGAGTTTATCCGCGAGGCAAAGACCAACCTCCAGGCTTCCATCGGTCGATGGAAGAACGACGTCTACAAGCTGGCTCCCAAACTTCTCATCACCTGCAACCCGTCCAACAATTTCCTCTACACGGACTACTACAAGCCGTGGAAAGAGAACAAGTTGCCTCCTTGGCGTCGGTTCGTCAAAGCTCTGCCCCAGGACAACAAGACTCTCCCAGACACGTACATTGAGGGGCTTCTCCGGAACCTGACCCAGTCGCAGATCGAGCGACTGGTCTTTGGCAACTGGGAGTATGACGATGATCCGAATTGGCTGGTAGACTATGACGCAGTGTGCGACATGTTCAGCAATGAGTTCGTACTCCCGACGGGCAATCGGTTCATTAGCACTGACCTTGCTGGAAAAGGACGAGACAGTTGGGTGGTTGGAACCTGGGACGGCATGGTCTGTCGGATCCCCATCGCCAAAGGCTTCTCGGAAGGCAAGGAGATGGAGGAGAAGATCGCCAAATTGGCCACCGGTCTGAAAGTCCCCCGGTCCAGTATCGTCTCGGACGCTGACGGACTTGGGTTCTACTTGGAGAGCTATCTGAAAGGCATTCGGGAATTCCACGGGGGACAATCAGCCATTGACTCCAAGACGTACAACAACATCAAGTCGGAGTGCGCATTCAAGCTGGCAGAACTCATCAACAAACGTCAGATCCACATCATCTGCTCTCCCGAGGTCCAGGAGAAGATCAAGCAGGAGATGACGGTCCTCAAGTCCAAGAACACGAACTCCGCTGAGCAGAAGCGAGAGCTCATCTCTAAGGACACCATGAAGCAGCTCCTCGGCAGGTCACCAGACTTCCTGGACATGCTCATCATGCGAATGATATTTGAGATCAAGCCGAAGGCGACTGGCATGAAGTCCGCCAAAATCATAATTCCCGCAAAACGATGATACTGGACATCATAACCCTCATCCGCAACATGGTCAAGATGGTAAATCCTCTTGCCGTCTTTGAGTGTGACCAGGCTCGAATGCTGAACGTCAAAGTGGATACGATGGAGAGGTTCGTGACAGACTCGGACGGCAATCAGACGTCGTCCGACTTTGTCTATGTTGAGGAGCCCACCACTGGCTACTACGATACGCCATATCGGGGCTATCCCACTCAGCGTACCATCATGCAGGTCTACTTCTGCAAGTTCGAGCCGATGGCCAACGATGCCTACAAAGGCGACACGAAGTTCAGCAAGAACTCGCCCACCATCGGCCGTCTGGAGTTGAAGAACCAAATCGAGGAGCAGATGGTCCGGCCTTTCCTCTACTTGCTCAAGAACTCCCAACTGGTCAAGCAATTCCCCGACATCATGAACACTGTCCGGGTTCTGTACCCGTCTCCTCGGTTCGACGCAAACGAGGTCAGCGTGGGGCTGGAGTTCACTTTCAAACAGGACTGGTGCTTGGATGCCTACAAAGATCGATACTATAGTCCACTGCTTGACGTCATCAAAAGGCTATACGACCTGAGGGGATGCACTCTATTCTTCGACCGTCAGGACTTGCCCATGCCGACATGGAAAGCCGGGGACCCCGGATACCCGACGGAAGGAGTAACAGACAGAACCTCATGGCTCATCGCAGGATCTTGGTTTAGCGACGATGACCGGTCTCTGACATGTCTCACCCATTCCGACAACGGTCACGGCGTGATGGATGACCACGTCATCTGGAGCGACAAAACAGGATGGCGATGCTCCACATTCCGTTTCCCCGACGTGCCGGGATATATCGTAGGGGACTACCTCGTAGACCAGATCCGGATGAACGACCATCCTGACACGGAGTGGAGTTTCAAACATTGCTACATCAAAAGAGGATGATACAGCGAATCGACATACAAGGCGGTCAGATGACGTTCGGCCAACGCATAGAGCTTGGCCGGATCATCACTGACAAGGAGATGACCGACATCGACAAGATGAAAGAAGGCATGCAATGTCTCGGCGTCAAATGGAGTCTGAGGAACACCTCAGAAATTGTCGAGTATTGGTATGAGGTCCTCATGGGCATTAAGTACTGGATTGAACGAGAACAGGCTGAGCTCAAGTACGAGCCCAGTGCTGAGGAGAAGGCAGCCGGCATTGCCCAATTCTCCATGGTGGTTGGCGAGATGGCTACCATCACTGCACTGGCCAAGGACTACTCGAAGGACCCGGACGAGATCCTGGAATGGAAATACGGGAAGGTGTACAACCTCCTTTTCACCAACTTGCAGAGTCACCTCTTCCGTGAGCGACTGAACAAGGAACTGGAGCGTAAGGCTCAACAGAAAGCCAATGCTCGCAAACCCAGAAACAAATGGCGGTAGAACTGGAACAGATATTGGCTGAGGGGCTCACCCAGATGAGGGACGAGATCATCCGGGCATCACAGGACGCCGGGCAGGAAGCTTCGGGCAGAACCTATGCTCAGATAACGGTCCAGACGGGCCGGGAAGGTGAAACAGTTTGGGGAACAATCGAAGCCCCGAACTACTTCTACACTCTCATCCGGGGACGAGGTCCTGGTAAGATCCCCGCCAATTTGGGACAGATCATCATGGAGTGGGCAAAGCTCAAAGGCATCACCTTCTCGGACCCCAAGGACCTGGTCCGATTCGGAAATGCCACTGCATGGAAGATAAAACGAGAAGGCTCAGAGCTTTACCGCAATCACATTTACGTTGACTTGGTAGACACACCCGCTGATAACTTCGAGGAGTATTTGACTCAACACTTAGACCGGGCAATGGAGGTCCTCATTGAAGAGGCATTCACCCCCGACAACAATATGGACCACGGATACATAATATAACGCGATATGGCAATTACCAGACAACCGGCTGACGACTCTCTATACTCAGCATATTCGCAAATACCAGTTGAGACTGACGACTCCTCGCTTGGACTCGAGGTCGAGACCCAAAACTTTGACGAGGACAACATGATCTCGCTGAATATCCTTGATAACGAGCAGTCAGAAGTGTTCGACAACTCTGGCGGCACGAATCAAAACTGGTTCAGGGAGTTTGTAATACCCCGGAAGATGGTAGCTGGGGAGTGGTATGCTTTTCGTGTTGGTTTTGGTACAGTGAATGTAGCAACATCATTGACAGTTGCATTGTACCAAGGCAACGCTGAAGGACACGGGGTAGTCAAAGTTGCTACAACCGACCTCTACATCCCCTCCTCCATGACATGGCGTGTCCAAGTCCCGACTACCGAGAACGTCCGATATCCCAATACCGTACTGGTCATCTATGCTGGAAAAGAAGGATCAACAGCTGGAGTGAAGGTCACACTGAACAACATGTCTTTGACTTACGGGAAGAATTACATTATGTATAAACCCAGTTCAGTGAAAGCAGCAAACTCACTAACTGAAAGCATCGACATCCACAGAGACTCGGGATTCGGGCCGAAGAAGAAATACGATCTCAGCTTTTTAGCTAAAGCCGGATTCCGGGACGACAGACTCAGAACATTCCCGTACACAAACTCACACATCGGCTTTGCCATTGACTACAGTCTCATATCGGCATATGCTTACAGGGGTATCGGGGAGGAAAACTTCAATGTACGATATGCCTCCCGGGGAGTTAGACCCCGGGGTCACAACGTCAACTTCTCCATGTCTAACATAGGACTGGCATTGACTGACCGGACTCCCGATAGCGACAGGAACCTGTACGTCAAGAAATATTACGGGTACCCGTACTTTGTTACTCTGTTCCCGAAAGGATTCCAATCACTTTCCCCCAGTACCCCAGTAGACGTCCGGGTTAAGTTGACAGGAGATCAGAACGAAGAACAATTTGACATTTCCACACGGATCAACATACCGCTTGTGTATGAATTTGATGACGAAATCACTAACGGAGCTGACTACGTAAAACTCAGACCTTCCGGGGGAGTATATCCTGATCAAGCATGGAATATCATATTTAACGACACGGATGTACCTTGCAACCCATTCTACATTCGCTGGATAAACCAGAAAGGCGGATGGGACACTTACATGTTTGAGCAACACAAGAAGTATACGCAGGAGGTTGACCGGGGAGACCAATACGTATTAGCGAATTCACGAGACCCATATGCCGCACAGACGAGAGGCGAGTTAGCTCCGGAGTTTAAGAATATGGTCCAAGCCGGAGCAGAACAGCTTGATGAGAATGACTTTAATCTGCTCAAAGGAATTGCTCTCTCGCCTTTGGTTCAAGTTTACAACTATCAACTTGCGGTATGGCAACGGGTTCTCGTAAATGACACGGACCTAACCTGGGACACAAAAGCCCCGCGGAACACTGTTAGCTACGAGTTCCAGCTTATTGACGAACAAACTCAGTGGTAATATGAATTACGAACTACTCATGAAAGGCATTGACGGCGAGGTCTGGTCACTGGACCTCCCGCTGGATGCTCCTGCGATGAATTACCAGATCAACAATCTGGCGGAGCTGAAAGACCGTAATGCCTCATACTCCCAGCGGATCAGTTTGCCCAGGACGACCCATAACGAGCAAGCATTTCAATTCAGTTTCGTAATTGGCTCGAGTTCTTATGTGCCATACATGAAATTTCCTTGCCAACTATTCTATGAAGGAGCACTCATATCCCCAGTGGGAGCAGTGTTGAATATCGTAGACGTATCAGATACAGCGATCGGGGTCCAGATCCTCGGGGCAACCGCTGACTTGTTTGACACCCTCAACAGACTAAACACTGATTCCTACAACAGTAGTATGTTCTTGCTCGAGTGGTATTACAAATCAATGAGGACTTCGAAAAGATCATTCCGGGACACTACTGGGGGAGGGAATCCAGTATCATATTTATGGCTGTTCTCAACTATCCAGAAGAATCCGAATAATCCCCCCATTTCCATGGAATCTTTGCGGTTTGTTGGTTCTATGGAAAAATATTATCCGCACATTAATTGGTTTGACTTGGTAAGATGGATATTCGGGTCTCAAGGATATACGTTTGAATCTGACGTGGCCTCCGAAGATGCCAATCAAATGTATCTTCCGTGTATCTATCCTACATTATACAGTGGGGGAGAAACCCCAACATATCCCCCGAGACTGGATGGAGTAGGTTGGATCCAGGAACCCCCAGCTGGAACGATAGTTGGAATTAACTGGCGGGGATATCCCGGGAGAACAATAGCTGACCCCATTGACGGACGATTGTTAATGGGCACAGTGTCGGGTCAGTTTTTCTGGAAAACTCTGTTTGACGCCAAAGTGAGATTCGCATTTTCTTGGACCAATCCTTCTTCAATTTATTCGGGGACAATAGCCATGAAAGTAACCCACTACAAGAAGGACGGCACAACAGAGGTTCCAGTAGAAAGGACATGGTCTTCGGGGACGACTGGATTCGTCATTCAAGATTTTAACATGGAAGCTGGTGAGCATTTAGTTATTTCAGGTTCCTTGACTACGAGATCAGTATCTGGCAATCAGTGGGACCTCCGTACTCCTATTACTATAATTGCCTACCCGCCTGATGGAGTATCTCCCGGGGATAAACCAATGCCGGGCTTAACATATAACTGTCTCGCCTCGACTGGATTCAAAACGCTGGGGGATATTGTTAAGGCTTTCATTCAGTTGTTCGGTTTGACTTTAGACGTAGACAGTGGCCGGAAAGTAGTGCGGGCATACTCAATGAACGAGGTTTACGCCCGGAGGAACAATGTTAAAGGTAAAGACTGGTCAAACAAATTAATCGTAAGCAAAGACACTAAACTTACATTCCAGCTGTCCAACTATGCTCAATCTAACGAGATTAAACTTGAGGACAATAAGGATAACAATGTTACGGACTCCTATAAATTCGATATTGTTGACGTAAATATACAGCCAAGTAAAACTCTCTTTACAGTAGGATTTTTAGCTGGACTCAACCAGACACTATATGATGAGGGATCCGGTAGATCCTTTACACTTGCTAACTATCCCATTTGGGAAGTAGTAAGAGGTACAATGCAAGATGACGGAACAATGTCCGAAACTACTTGGGAGTATAACGCATTAAGCAAGCCAATGGTTGTGCATACTGATATGACAAGCCCCCGGCTTTGCCAAGTAGATGTGGGGTACAGTATAAAATCTATACAGCTCTACACGGCATACTTCAAAAATTTGAAATACTACGTGCCGAAGTACTACGACAAACTCATCAACAACATGCTCAAAAGACCGAAAATTCTACAGACCCAGATTCTTTTGGACTCGCTTGACATCCAAAGTCTGGACCTATTCAATCCGGTATGGCTGGAAGAGCATGGGTTCTGGTTCTACGTTTCTAAGATCAACAACTTCCAAGCTGGCAAGATAACAAAAGTAGACTTAATACGCATGTAATATGGCCGAAGAACAGAAAAGTACAATTTACAATGTCCGGGTAACAGCTGAGGATGCTCTCAAGACGTTAGCCGAATTGAAACTCCGGTCCCAGGAGCTGAGGGACCAGCAGAAGGCTCTCGGCAAAGTAACCGAGGAGAATGCTCAAGAATACTATGCGCTTGACAACCAGATTAAGGCAATCAACAGTGAGGCGAACAAGTACCAGAAGCAAATCCAGAACAACATTAAGCTCCAGAACCAACAGGAGGCAAGTTTAGCAAAACTTAGAACCCAGTTGGCTTTGGACAATGCCGAGTTTGCAGAATTAGGCAACTCAATGCAGGACGCGGCTCGTAAAGCCGAACTCGGCAAGCGTATTGCAGAGACCACTGAGGAGCTCAAAGCTCAGGAGGAGGCACTGGGAGATTACCGCCGGTCAGTTGGTAACTACGAGAAGGCAACGGAGAACCTCAAGCAGGAGCTAAACGACTTGACAGACACACTCATCCGAATGGCTCAAGCCGGGGACACGAGTTCAGCATCCTTCAAGGAGATGGTCAAACGAGCTGGTGAACTCAAAGCAGCAGAGGACACAGTCAACACGGCTATCGACCAGACTGGACGGGGAATCAACACACTGGTCGCTGTCACGGATGCAACTTCGGCAATCACTTCCGTCTACGGTTTATGGACCACAGCCACTCAAGTATTGGGGAGCGAAAACGAGGAGCTCAATGCTACCATGACGAAGATGATAACCATCATCACAGCTCTCTCCTCCTTGTCAGCTTTGCAGGCTGCTCTCTCCAAGACAGAAGCCACGTATCGCGCTGCATCCAACTTGGTTCAGCTGGTTGGTATCAACCAGACTCTCGCCGAGACAAAAGCTATAGCTGCTAAGAATGCCGTTCAGGGAGCTGGCAACATCCTCACCAAAGCAGCAGCAGCTGCCACATGGCTTTGGAACGCGGCTTTGGCTGCCAATCCTGTTGTGTTGGTGGCAGCGGCAGTGGGCGGATTGGTGGCTGGAGTAGTTGCTTTGACGAATGCTCTAAATAGCAATGCGGAAGCTCAGGAGAGAGCAACTCGGGCAATGGAGGCATACAATCGGGCTGCTGAAGCCTCCACATACGTACTGGACCAGATCGAGACCAAGCGGAACAGTCTGTCCAAAGCCGAGGAGATCCGGGGCAAGCGGGAAATAGAGAACCTCAAAGCCAACCATGCCACTTCGGAGCAGATTGCCGAAGCTCAACTCAAAACAGCTAACAAGCTCCGTGAGATTGAGGCGAGCGCAGCTCGTCAAAGACAGATGGCTGCAATGGATGAGTTCGACTCCTTGAAGAAGGTGATTGCAGCCAAGGAGGAGGAGCTCAACACGTGGTCAGGAAGCTTGGACAAATACAAGGAGGCCAAAAAGGAACTGGACGACTTGAAAGGTCGATACCAAGAACTGTTCCGGACCATCGAGAATGAAGGAGCCGCAGTTGCTAACTTTGCGCTTGAGACTGCAATAGCCAATCGGGAGGCTCAGCGGTCCATTGCCGATAAGGCTCTGGAGGTTGCTTTGAAGAACTCGGAAGCCATGCAGAAGATCCGGGAAGACGACATCAGATTCCAAACCACATTCCAGTCTACGAGCATCGCCATCCGGATGGAGTATGAAAGGAAACTCTACAAGGCAGCTCAGGATGGAGCCCGGGAACGTCTCGCTCTCCAGAAAGCTCACGGCAAAATCACTAACAAGGAGTATCAGACGGCTCTGAATGCCATGGCTCGGTCCGATAAGCAGTTCTACGAGAATCAAGCCAAACAGCTTAATGACTACCTTGCCGGAGTGAGATCCAACATTCTGGCTGTAGCTTCCGGAGGCACAGTCGACATGCAGATTGCCCAGGTTACTCAGAAGTACCAGGATGCCATGAAGGAGCTGGCCAATATTCAACCTCCCCAGTTCATAAGAGGTATGAGCGAGGAGGAATACCAGAAGGAGTATGCAGCTTATGAGCAGTTCTTGGTCAACCGAGCCGAGCTCGAGAAACAGATTCAGCAAAACCTCCAGGATGAAATTAAAAAGATCCGGGAGGACGCTACCAAACAGCAACTCGACAGATTCAACCAAACTCTAAACGAACAGTATGCCGAGGACCTCTCGAAGGCAGCGGACAACGAAAGGAAGAAGCTGGAGCTCGAGAATGAGATGCTCCAGAAGCAAATCGAAGCCAGGAAAGCTGCCGGGGAGAAAACCTATGAGCAGGAGGCCCAGCTCCGAGCCAACAATCTTCGTCTCCAGCAAATGGACCTCGACAAGGAGCTCGCTCAAGCCGAGTTAAATCACAAGTCCAAGTATGAGATCCGGAAAAGGTATCTGGAGGCTGAATTGGCAGCAGCTCAAGGAAACGAGGACGCCATTGCTCAGATCCAACTTGAGATGGCCGAGAATGAAGAGGCTTTATGGGAGGAGCGAATCGAGAAACTCCAGGAGTATGCCGAAATAGCATCCGGCTTCGCCACTGCTTTCAACGACTTGGCCCGTGCTCTCGGGGAGCGCCGGGCTCAGGAGGTAGAAGAACAGTACAGCCGGGAGGAACAGGCTTTGGCAAATATGTATGCTAATGGCCAAATCACGGAGGCCCAGTACAACGAGAAGAAAATAAAGATGGAGAAACAGAAGGAGAAGGAGTTGGCCAAAATCGAACGGGAGCAAGCTATCCGGGAGAGGGCAATGGGATCCTTCGAGATTGGCATCAATACTGCCATCTCCATCATGGCATCGGCTAAAATGGGATTCCCTTTGGCTATCCCGTTCATTGCAGCAGCTGCGGCTTTGGGAGCAGTTCAGATGGCAGCTCTTTGGGCAGCTCCTCTGCCGAAAGCCGCAAGAGGTAAATACATTGAGGGACCCAGTCATGCCGCTGGGGGAGTGCACATTGAGGCCGAAGGAGGCGAGACCATCATCAACAAGAAGTCGAGCCGCATGTTCCTGCCTCTCCTGTCAGCCATAAATGAACTCGGTGGCGGAGTACCATTCACTAAAGTTGGGTCGGACGGAGGATATGCTCTCAGGTCATTTGCTGAGACGCCGGAACCCATGAATCGGCTTGACATGGAGAGGGCAATTCAGAAAGCATTTGGACAGGTGAGAGTGATTGCTACAATCGAAGACATCCGGAGGGAAGATGCTAACTACGTGCAGATTCAGGACCGGGCTAATTTTTAAATAATCCAGCACAAATAGTATTTCAATATCTATTAGGAATAATTATATTTGTATCGAAATAATTTGGCACATGATATTCATCAACTTAAAAGGCGCAATTGACTCCGAAGAGAATCGGGTCATGATGGAGCTTTGGGGTGGGACTTCAGAGATCTGCTCCGTGGAGACCTTCCGCCGGGTACTTGATGAACACCCCGACGAACAGGAGGTGTGCATCAACATTGACTGTGACGGGGGCTCTGTTGAGGAGGGCTTCAAGATTTACGATCTTCTTCGCATGAGCGGGAGGACGATATATACAAATATTGTCGGGGGATGCCACTCGATGGCAGTGTGCATCCTGTTGGCAGCTCCGGCAGAGAACCGGTCGGCAAACAGGAATTGCCGGGCACTCATCCACCGGGTATACATGCCTGTCGGGGATTGGCTCACTTCCGACGATGCTCGCAGCATTGCCGAGGAGCTTGCTCTGGAGGAGGAGGCTATTCTCGACGTGTATGTCGAGAGAACAGGTCAGGACCGGGAACGGCTCCGCAATGTCATGCATGAGGAGCGAATCCATGATGCCAAATCACTTCTTGACTTGGGATTCATTTCCAAAATCAATTCATACAACACAAACCAAATTTTTAATGCTATGGCAAAAAACGAAAAAAGCGCTTATGAGAAGTTCATGAGCAAGGTCAAGGCATTCCGGAATGGCAAGAAAGGCGCTCCCGCCAATTTTGACTATCTGGATGCTGAAGGTCAGGTCGTACTCCAGACCGTAGGAGAAGAGGACAATCTGGCCGAAGGTGTAGAGGCAACTCTCGCCAACGGCGAGACGTCGGGCACTGTCGTTCTGGAAGACGGCCGGGTGGTTACTGTCGAGGACAACATCGTCACCAGCATCGAGATGGAGGACACCGAGTCTCTCGAGGACCGCGTTGCAGCACTGGAGGCGATGCTCGACGAGGCAACGAACCTCATCGAGGAGCAGGAGAATGAACTCCGCAACCTCCGTGGTAGCAACTACCGCCCGAAGAACCGCAAGACGGTTCTGCCCGGAGGCAAGAAGCCCGAACCCTCGGCAGCTGACCTCAAGAACGAAGCTCGCGAAAAGCTCCAGAAGGTCAACGCTGCCAAAAAGATCCTCAAGTAGTCAAACTCAAAAACTTTAAGAACTATGGCAGTTAAAAACGGCGGATTCCTCGACATGGACAAGTTCACTTTTTGTGGACGGGTCATTCAGGCAATCTCGGAGATGATTATGGAGGACACCATTCAGGGTCCTGACATCAACTCCATTCACACAGTTTTCCCCGACATCGTCACTAACACCGAGGTGGGTTACATCGGGGAGGGTGGCATGGTCGGTGTGGTCAACACCGGGTGTAACCCGACTCCTCAGCCGTGGAACATCAACACCCGCAAGCTGAAATGGGAACCCGGCACCTGGGAGATCCTCCTGTCCCAGTGTTACACTGACCTTCAGCAGTCGGCAACTATTTACTCTCTCCGCACCGGCGTCGACATTCCGGACTTCACGGACACCGACTACATGAACATCGTCATCGAGGTTCTGGAGCGCTCCATTATGGACTTCTGGTACCGCCTGTTCTGGTTCAACGACAAAGACGCCAAGAATGTTACCAACAGCGGTATCATTACGGATGGTCTCGACCTGAAATTCTTCACCATCATCAATGGTTTCTGGAAACAGATTACCACACAGGTTACAGCCAATCCGTCCCAGCGCGGAGCAACAATTACGGAAAATGCCGGGGCATCTTACGCAGCTCAGAAGCTTACTCCGGACAAGGCCAAGGAGTACATCCAGTCGGTCGTGTTCAGTGCCCCGCTTCTGCTCCGTCAGCAGTCTGACAAATTCATTCTCGTTACCCAGTCGGTCTACGATGCTTATCAGCAGTCTCTTATGGACGCTTGCTGCCTCGAGTCGGCTCGCTTGGCTCTGCTGAATGGCATGGAGGCTCTCAGCTTCAATGGCATCCCGGTCATCGCAATGCCCATCTGGGACAAGATCATCGCTACGTCGGAAGACACTGGCACGAAGCTCAACAACCCCCATCGAATCCTCTTCACCTCGAAGAGCGCCCTCGGCGTAGGTGTTGACGCAATCGACAGCTTCGAGAAGATGCGGATCTGGTACGAGTACAAGGACCGCATGGTCTACGTAGAACTGATGGGTCGGGCGGATGCCAAGCTCACTAACCCGGATCTGTTCTCGGTAGGTATCTAATCCTCAAAAATCTAAGAAAATGGCAGGACTTGATTGTTCTAAAATCAAAACAGGATTCATCAACCAGGTGTGTGGTAAGCCGTCAATTGCCGGCACCACCGCCCGGGTGATCCTCATCAGCTACTCGGACATCGACAAGGCGAAGTCCGTTGTAACTGACAACGTTATATCTTCGCTCATCCTCAAGGCAGGTGCCACTGGTTACGAAGTCGACTCGCTGCCCAACGCAACCGTTGGCTCGGACACCATCAATGCTGGCACGTACCTCAAGACTCACCAGCACAACGTGGTTGTCCGGATCTTCAAGAAGTCGGAAGCAGCCAAGAAGTTCGTGAACGGTCTGACCAATGCCCGCGTCATCGCCATCGTCGAGAACAACGATACCGGCGACAACGGGGACACCAAGTACGAGGTGTATGGCTGGGACTCGGGACTGGAGCTCACTGAAATCACGGTTACGACCGAGATGACCGACGGCGTCGCATATCAGGTAACTCTGGCCAACGGCACCATCGCTCAGGAAGGTTCGCTCCCGATGAGCCTCTTCAACACGGACGAGAAGACCACCGACCTCATGGTAGACGGGCTTCTGGCTGGCGGAACGGAGTGTACTGTACCGGCTATTCTCCGATTCTATCCGAGTGAAGGTCAGGCTAAAATTGGTAACGACGTGCCACTCACTCTGCAGAGGTCCTCGTGTACCGACATTTCCGGAACGGTTACCATGCCTCCTGCGCCAACTTCCACCAAGCCAGCAGAGGCATTCCCGGGGTGCGGTCTTCCTTCAAATTACGTATTCCTGAATGACACTGGCCAAGCAGCTGCAAATCCCCCCGTTCTTCAGTACACGAAGGGCTCTGTCGGAACTGCAGCAAATTGGGGAGCAAGTATCACCGACACAGACATCCGTAAGGACTATGTCAACGGAGAATACGTAGTCATTCTCGCCACATACGCCGGAACGCCTAAATCGTAACGGCTATGACTGACATGCTCGAAAGACTGAGAGCTTACCAATCCAAGTATGGGTCCCTGAAAGGCGAAGCCTATCGGGCCCATACATTGGAATTGGAAAAGAACCCCGCTCTCCACCGAGAAGTAGATGAACTTTCTCGGTACTTTTTGAATAAGTCAGTTTCCCGATGCGGCTTCTGCCTGATCGAAGCCGACTTAGCATTAAGACGAATAACAGAACAACAAATGAAAAACGTAGCACACCCCGATTACGATCTCCGAGCAGGCACTCTGCTCCATGATCCGATCAACAAAGAGTTCAGCAAGATCCTCACCCCGAGGAACATCACGGAGGATCTTTGCTTATACCACATCGCATTCAACAAGGATGCGCTTTCGTACTTCACCCGGGTCCCCGAGGATCTGAATGAGCGTCTGGAGAAATTCATGGCTCGTTACGGCAAGGAGATGCCGGACAAAGACGTGGAAATCAAGAAGCGTCAGGCTCAGGTTCTGAGCAAGCAGATCGAGTCCGTCAAAGCCGAACTCGAAGAGCTGAACAAGAAACAGACCGAGCTGAACGCCAAGCTCGATGAGTACTCCAAAGCCATGGAGGCAATCCATGCCATTCTCGACTCGGCATCCGCCGAGGAGAAGCCCGAGGAGAAGCCCGAGGAGAAGCCCGAGGAGAAGCCCGAGGAGAAGCCTGCCGACATCGACGCCGAAGTGAAGGAATTCATCGACGCCGGGATGGACCTTTCTGCCATCCACGAAGTGTATTCCGATACAACTGTAACGGCACAGGAGGTGGAGGAGGCTTACAATCGTGTAGCCAATCCCGTTCAGGAGGCTCCCAAGAAGGTAGCCAAAAAAGGAGGGTCCAAATAGGACTGGTAATAGGACGGGGTCGCTTCCCGTCCCTCCTACTATCAAAATCACGCCAGTATGAAAGTTGCACAGATTAAATCGGCTCCTCAGTTCGTATCCCGGGACTGGAGGCAATATGGCATTCAGTCATACGGAGATACCAACGATTTTCCCCAAACGGTCAGCGAGATTGTTCAAGCCTCAAAGACCGGTAATGCCTGTGTGAGCATATACAATGACTTCGTATACGGTCACGGGTTTAAAGATCCCGGAATTTACAAATTACGGGTCAACAAAGATGGGGAGAAGCTCGACAAAATTCTCCGCATGGTTTGCAAAGACTTTACGATATGGCATGGATTCGCAATCCATGTTAACTACAACATGAACTTTCGGGTCAGCTCGATCCACCACATCCCGTTCGAATCTCTCCGATTGGAGAAGTCGGACGACAACGGGTTTATTGGTCGTACGGCATATCATCCTGACTGGGGTCACCGAGACAAGACGAGATCCAGGTGGTCGCCGTCAGACATTGAGTGGTTTCACCTCTTCAATCCGGATCCGGAGGTCATTCTCAATCAGGTAGAAGAGGCTGGCGGCTGGGACAACTACAACGGCCAAATCCTCTACTTCTCCGGGGACTCAGAAGGCAGTCCATCTTATCCGATCCCCATATTCATCGCTGAGATGACTGACATGAGGACCGAGGAGGCACTTGCTAACGTAGCCGGCCGAAACGCATGTTCCAACTTCTTGTCAGCGGGCATTCTGGTAGACATCAAAGACGAGACTCAAGACGAATCCCAAGTTAACGAGACTCAGGAAGAACTCAACAAGTTTCAAGGAGACGAGAACACCTCTCAACTGTGGTACATCCAGTGCAAATCCAAAGATGAGGTGCCCCAGTTCATAAGATTCTCCGGGGAGAATTACGACAAAGCATTCGAGGTAACCCAAAGAGTAATCCCCGAGAACATTGGTCAAGCCTTCAAGCAGCCCCCCATCCTCCGGGCTGTTGACGTGGGGGCTAACTTCGGGGCTGACCTCATGACCAATGCCTACAAGTACTACAATTCTGTTACCGTCCGGGAGCGTCAGCAACTGGAGGAGACTTTCGTATCAATATTCGAGTACTGGTGGGCTCCTTTGGAAAATCCCGACTTTACCATTCAGTCTCTCACGTATAATGCCGGTGAGTCCATAGCAGACCGAGTCGGCAAGGAGAACATGACACAGATCCTGGAGATCATCCGGGACCAAGCTCTCTCTACTGTCCAGAAGAAAAATATGCTCAAGCTCATTTACGGTCTTTACGACGAGGAGATCATAAAACTCATGCCCGATGATACTCAACTATAGCGACCTTCGGAATGTTCGGCCGATAGCCGAGAACATCAACGATCCGGCCAGACTGGAGCCATACATCCGGGAGGCTGAGACACTAAGACTGGTAGATGCCATAGGAGCTAACCTCTACAGATGGCTCGACGAGACTGACTTTTCCGGCCCCGGTCCTTTCCAATACGGGGACGTAACCATTACAAAAGATCAGTACACTGCTGCCATGGAAGGAGGGTACTACGACAGTGGCTGTTCCGGGGATGGCCGAAGTGAAGGACTCAAGATAGCCATTGCATACATTGCGTATTCCAGATTCATCGTCAACAACCCGATCAACCCCACTGCCTTTGGCGTGAGATACAAAGAAGGTGAATTCAGCACTCGGGTAGAGGACAACATCATCATTCGTAGCTCAAACGAAGCACGGAACATCGGGGAAGCCTATCTCGAGAAGGCTATAAATCACCTTAAAGCTTTGCGATTGCTGACTCCGTGTACTGAATACAAGGAGTCCCCGTCCAGAAAAATGATTATAGGTCGTAATAAATTATAAGTTTAACCGATATGAAGGAGACAGCTATGAGAGCGGGAAAATGGATGTGTGGGAGTGTTGTAGGATTTTGGGGTCTTTTGGCCCCGGTCCAGGTCCTCATTCTTTGTGTCTGTGTTGCCATAATCGTCGACTTCATAACTGGAAATATTGCTGACTACAAGCGCCACAAACGAGCCCATCAAAAATATGTGTTCAAAAGCGAGAAAATGTGGGACACGTGTTGGAAGTTGGGGCTCAGCATCATTGGTATTGGTATGGCATACATGCTTGACGTGCACGTCCTCCCGAATTTGGGAGGTCTCAACCTTGCCAACTTCTTCGCTGCTTTTGTGGTAGGAACTGAGTTTTGGAGCTTTCTGGAGAATTCAGCCATAATCTCAAATCACCCCATATTCCGGGCTCTCCGGTCGTACATGGAGAGGTCGGTCAGCAAGAAAACTCAAATCGATTTTGAATGCCATGAAGACAAGTAAGTATTTTAAGCCCGAAGAATTCGAGCGATGCAATCCGTCCTGCTCCATTGAAGACATGGATCAGGACTTTCTTGACCTCCTGGATGATCTCCGCGAGAAGGCTGGGATCCCCCTCGTCCTCAATTGTGCTTATCGTTCCAAAGAACACGATAAGGCAAAAGGACGGTCCGGCAACAGTGCTCACACTCAAGGTGTGGCAGTAGACATCCGGTGTGCATCGGGCCCCAATCGGATGAAGATCCTCCAGGCAGCCATTGCATTGCAGATCCGGAGGATAGGCATCGACGGGAATTTCATCCACGTAGATGCTTCTAAAACCCTCCCGCAAGACACGATATGGACTTATTAAAGAGAGTACTCTGCACAGTAGTTCTTGTAGGTATAGGCTTTATAATCGGACGTAGAACAGTCGAGGAAAAGACCGTTATAAAGTACGTCGATTTACCCCCAATTCAGGGGGAGGTCAAAGTCCCGGATTTGGTTCCAAAATGGGAGGGTTTTAGGAATCCAATCAAATTGATATATATCTATAAGGACCAGGAGGAAAAGGTTCCCAAAACACCCCCCGAAATCACAAATAGTGGGGGTTTTGGGGAGGTCCAAAAGGAGGTGGACACTCTGGAGAGCGTAAAAAGGACAATATTGGACTGGAATACGACCAGAAAATACGCTGGAACATTCTTCAAAGACCCCAAAATTGGCCAATTTGACTGGGAGGCTACAATCCAATACAACACTCTCCAGCATCTTACGTATAAATACATTCCAGTTCGAGAACAAATCAAAGAGACGAGGTCCCCGAGATGGTCCCCATTTCTCAGAACTTCGGCTAACTCATTCGGGCAGATCGGAGCTGGTGGGGGCATTTATTACAGAAATTTCGGAGTAGATATATCCTATGTGCGGGACTTCGAGCTGACCCGATCGGGGTATGAGGTTGGCTTTAGCTGGAAATTTTAGGACACTACTCCGTCCCGGGCTTAGGGGAGCCCGGGTTTTTTGTGTCCACAAGCCGAGGATATTGGCCCCCGTGGCAAGGACCAGCAGTAAACAATGATAAACAATAATAAACAATCATTGTTTCTCCATAATCGATTGAATATCAATGAATTAGGCCCTTGTAAACAATGTAAACAATAATATAGGAGGAAAACCTGAATAGGGAATATGTGTTCTAATATTGGATAATGGTGTTCTTAAAGAGGATGATACCCCCATAAAAAGGTTATATAGAAACCATTGTTTACATTGTTTCTCCGGGGGTGATTTTAGGGCCTAACCCATTGGGTATCAATCACTTAGGTGAGAAACAATGAAAAATTTATTGTTTCTCTGCTATTTTTCCAGCATTTTATCGTAGTATTTGTAGCAGAAGTATTATATTTGTGATACAAACAAAAACAAACTACAATATGAAAACCATCACCTACACCATCACCTACACCAACAATCAGGGACTCGAACTCAAGATCAACAAATTCACCTCCGGGCAGTTCAAATGGGCATTCAGCCTTACCTTCAACAACGGAGTCCATACCTTCTGCTACACCATGACGGAACTCAGGACCATCCTACTGAAAAACGGGATGATCCGGAAATGGGCAGCCAATCATTATGAAAAAAATCGAATGGATTGCATTGCCGGAGTATACGACAAGTTCTACCGATACAACAGAACAGACGAAGGACAGGCATACGATAAGGCTTGGCAAGCTCAGAACCAAATCACTCAGAACGAAACAGTCAAATTCCTCTATACTGAATAAAAATAGGGCCTCAGGGTCCTATTTTTCCAGCATTTTATCGTAGTATTTGCAGCAGAAGTATTATATCTGTCTCTTATACACATCTCCGAGCCCACGAGACGCGTAGTA